TGGGTAGCAGTGGTGGTTCAAGTAGTGATAAATCCACAAACCAACAAGCATACACATACACTTTAAGTGTTAATGCAGTTCCAAAAAAGGGACATAACTCTAGAAAAGAGTTGTTGAAGTCTATGAAGTGATTCGAATACTTAACTTATTTTTTTTTAAATTTTTTTTGAACAAATTCAAGTATTTCTTATTTTTTTACCTCAAAAAAGGGCAAACCTTTATATAGTCGTTATGACATACTATCATATAACAAGTAGAGAAGTAAAAAAAATCTCTACAATAAAAATAATGGTGATTACATATGGAAAAAATATTTGATTTAATTTTTGAACAAGTAGCAGAAAAATATGAAGAATTCACAGCAGAAGTAAGATACGATATCTTCTGGAACGATTTTGAAATCAACAAAAAATTTGAAGTAAACCAAGATGGTGAAGAAGATTGCTTTAAAACCTATTCACCTAACCATGGATGGTCTAACAGCTACTATGATGGATGGTGTTACGATAAAGAAACCAAAGAAACTGATTTAGAACAAATATTTGTAGACAGCGTTAATGCTGCTGAAAACTGGGATACAATATCTGAATGGGTATGGGCATCTGAAAATGGTGAAATTAATACTTTCGAGATAGGTAACGAGTGTTATCGTGAATTCGAGCACCTTGAAACAGATGAAGAACCAGCATGCTTTGAAGTGAAAATGAAAGTAACATTTTCCTTTGAAGACTCAGAGGGGAATCTTATAGAAATCTAAGTTTTAGTGGATGTTTTTCAACTAATATTTAACTTTGGACTATTAATAGTCCAAACCTTTATATAGTACCCCCTACAAATATACTAAATAGAAAAGTACAACACAGTACAAAAAAATTAATGAGGTAATAAATATGGATACAACACAAAACGAAAAATTAAATAAGGATTTAATTAATAAAATTTATGAAAAAATGAGATAAAAAGTATCAAGATTGCAGTACAATTCGAATAAACAGAAAGGGGGCATATGATGCAAATAATAGGAGATAGTCATGGAGCACATAAACTATTATGGGTACAAAATACAATTAAAAATGAAAGCAATGGAAGTAATTATTATAAAGTAACACTTCCTAAAACCATTATCCAAAATTTTATGTTTAAGGATAAAATTTACTTTAAAGAAGTTGTTGGAAACGGACTCAAATTAAAATTGGATGAAAAAGGAGTCTTTGAAAAATTTGAACTAAAACCAACTGATAGGAGAATAATTATCACCTCAGGTCATGATTCAAACCTTGATAACTCATATCAAAAAATATCAGGTGATGAAATAGCAACAGCAGCAATATCTGATGACAACAAATACAACCTCCCCATTAAACTGATAACTAAGAGGTGCATAAGCAACATAGCATATATTTATAACTTTTACACAAATACCTTAGAACTTCAAATTTTATAAAAAAAAGGAGGAGTAGTAAAAACATGACAAAAAACAGCCATTTCATTTATCAAAAAGAGATAATCACAAACTGGGATTATGTAGATGATGAAAAAATAGAACAATTTTTAAAAGGTAAATTTGATGGAGTTATGGATGAATTATTACAATACATTGAAGCTGAGAACAAAAATAAAATTGAAGGGGAGGACACCACTAAACTGGATTTGTTCACACTACAAGATAAAAAGAAATCCATCATTACCCATATGAAATTTCTAATAAGATGGTTATCATCTTAACTTCCCCTCCATAGTTTACAAGGGTACAATTTCTATTTTTATACCCCCCTTTTTTGGTGAATAGTATATATTGAGTATCAATTATGATAAACAAAATAAGACATCGGAAATTATTAGGATATGGATGCCCCGAATGTCATAATACCGAAATTATCACCGACTTCATAAGAGATGAAAAGATTTGCAAACAGTGTGGACTGGTATTGGTTAGTCCACCATCACCTTTAAATTTTAAATCTCAGGTGGGTCTTGTTGCAATTTATATTAATTGCAGTAAATTATGATACTCAACACCAAATATAATATCTTTTAAATGATTTAAAGAGAGATAACCTCTAGATTAAGAGCTATGTCAGTTCAAAATAATATGAAATTTAGTTCTATTTAAACTTTCTTTTTCAATGTATCAAAAAAAAGGAGGAGAAATTAGATAGTAAAGTTCGGTTAAACTTATACTGAATGATAAAAAAAAGATAATCCTAAATTTTTTTATAGGTTTTACCTTGTCTAAACTCAAGAAAAAATAATATATTAAAAAAAAATGGATTATCTTGTTAAAATAACAACATATTACACATTTCATTCAAAGTTGAGAATTTATTGAGGAAATATCATAACATGAATTAATTTTCTTTGTTTTTCATATGTAAAGTGCCTTCCTAGTTAGGAATTATGATAATTGTATTAATATTAAGTTTATTTTTATTATTAAGCTCTATATCAAATATAAAATTCTAATTGTACAACAATATTAGGAAATATCGGGGAAAAGACCATTAATAAGGAGTAATTAATGGCATCATCTGAAAATAATGATGAGCAAACAACTCTCCTCAGGTCTAAGCTCATCACATCAAAAAAAAAAATGTATAAATTATTCAACATGGCAAGAAATGATAAAGTTACTATAGATAGTTACATCATAAAAAAAATCATTTAATAAGTTTTTTTTTAAAACCGAGTTTCAATCCTCCTTTTTTTTGTATTATATGTAAATTATGAAAAATGTTATTGGCAGCATATAACACTAATAAGAGTAGTGTTGGAATAAAAATGGGGTACTCTTAAAAGAATAAATATAATGTAATTCAATTGATATTGAAAGTAGAGAATACCATATTAAAGTAAAAATTTAGTAAGAAATATATAATATTGAATTGGAATAAAAATAAATGTTTTAAAAATAAATTAAATATTTTAATATAAAATTTTGAAGTTATGTTAAAAAAAAATTATCTATACATAAATTATTAAATTTAATTACAACCAAGCAATCCTTATATAATCACACAAAAAAACAATATTATCATGATTTGAAATCAATAAAAGGATACACTGGTAATTAAAGTAATAATCACTGTATATCTCATCTTTCAAAAAAAAAAATTGATGACCCCTGTAATCACTTATTTCTTTTTTGAGAGTACACCACAAAAAATAAAATATGATAAAGATTTTAGTTATATATGAATTTGAGGTTCAAATCCTCACCAATAACACCTTAAAAAAAGATATATAGTCTTATGGTGTAATGGCAATCATATCAGCTTTTGGAGCTGATGATAACGGTTCGATTCCGTTTAAGACTACTACAACAAATTATTGGGAGGAGCATATTACTTTAGTAAAAATGGGGGAAATACTTTTGAAATAAGGAAAAAACTAACCGAACAAAGAAAACAGGAATAAATATGTTAAGTAATGTATATATAATTTACCTAAAAGGGGTATAATTGGTTAAATGAGTAAAAATAATAGAAGGGGGGTAAAGCATATGGTGAAGATACCAATTAACTATGAAAAATATTATCCATTATTTCAATAAGGAAAATAATAATTTCTTACAAAGTAAGTTTAATCCTTATCATCAATTAATCAAATATTTTTTATTAGGAAGAGACAGGTCAATCCAAAAATTAATAGAATTAAACAAAAAAGAAAATGAATATTTAAAATTTAATTATGGATATGAGTATACAAACCCTGAACCCTCCCAACAGACTTTATCACGATACCATATTGACAATAAATGGGATGAACAAATAAAAAAAGCATTATATGAAAAAATAGATTTACAAGATGCTGAAAACTTAGAATTTTATCAAACGGAGCTAGAAGTTCAACAAGAGCAACAATTAGGAACAGAAAATGGAGTGAATAATGCTTTGGCATGGTGGATAACAAACTCAACAGATTTTGACAAAAAGTCTAAAGAAGAAATGGACACATGGTTTAAAGTAAGTAAAATTATAGCTGAGATGAGGAGGGGGCATCATTCTTCAATTGATTCAATTAATTTACTTGACACTATAGTAAAAAGTTATAAAGATACAGGCACAGTACAACAAAGCAGTATCCAAGAGTTAATCGAGATTAACTCTCAAGAGGATGTATTTGAATGAAAATAACCTGCAATAAACATGAGTCTCACCAATACTTTCATTGGCAACAAGGCTCAGAAATAACCAAAGAGTTTTACAAAGAATGGAAGGGTAACCATAAAATAATTATTGCAGTTGGAGCAATAAGAAGTGGTAAAACAGTTGTATCACTTGCAACATTTCTCAAATTCATTGTTAATAGTTCTCATAATACTTTTGCAATGGCCGGTAGAGGTATTAATACACTTGAAAGGAACGTTGTAAAACCATTCTTGTTAATGCTGAATAATTACCATGTAAAGTATACATATAGCAAGTATAATCAATTAATAGAATTACCTGATTTGCATAAAGTGATACACTTGTTCGGTATGGATAATGAGCAAAGTGAGAGTAGAATAAGAGGATTTACAGCAGGGGGTACTTTGATTGATGAGGTAACAGTTTTACCCAAATCAGCTGTGCAAATGTTGATAAGTCGTAATAGCCTCAGTGGCTCAAAAATATTTATGACTTGTAATCCAACAAATCCTAACAATTTTGTATATGAGGAGTATGTGAACAATCAAGAATTGATAAATGATGGAGAGGTGAAAGTATATAACTTTTACCTGCAAGATAATCTCACCTTGAGTGAAGATGCAAGACATATGCTTGAGAGTATTTATCCTAAGGATAGTGTTTTTTATAAAAGGAATATCTTGAATCAATGGGTTACAGGTCATGGTATGATATTTGATATGTTTACAGATGACAATATACTAAAAGGTGAGATTGATTGGAGTAAATATCACAGGTTCGGAATTGGTAGTGATTATGGTACAACAAATATGACTTGTTACAGTTTGATTGGCATCACTCAACTTGAGGAGGATAACTCGAGGGAGTATCATGTGTTGGCTGAGAAATATTTTGATGCAAGTAGAGAGGGGTATCAACAAACCGATACACAAAGAGTAAGTGATGTACTACAAATGCAAGAAAAATACAATCTTGACAGGAATGTAATATTTTATTGCAGTCATGATGCAAATAACTTCAAGGCAGCACTTGAACAAGAACGTAAAATTAAGCTAGATGTCAAATCCTTTAAACCCAATACACTTGATTGCATCAGTAAACTTTCACAGTTGATGGGGGACAATAAACTCAAGATACATGAAAGTTGCAAGGAAACCATCAAACAAATACAAGGGTACGAATGGGACAGTAAAAAAGCAGGTAAAGGTATTGATGCACCGATTAAAGAAAATGACCATCTAATTGATAGTATGAGAGCACCTATTATGGAGGATATGCAAGATGATGATATAGTATTAGGTGTTGTATATTTGTAAACTTAACCACCACTTTTTTTATTAGTATTTTCAATTATTAAATAATATTATTAAACAGCCCCTTAAGATTACAGGGGGTTTTAATTTTTCTACTTATACAATGTTCAAAAGAAAAAATTTGAAATAAATTATATGGAGGATAAACAAAAATGGGACTATTCACAAAATTTAAAAACAGGATAATACCACCATTACGAGATACAAGCCGAACACCTTACTCAATCTTACAAAACAAAAACAAAATAACTCAACTAAGCCGTAAAGAGTTATTAGGATTATATCATCAAGCTCTCAACAATGTATATGTTGCAAGATGCTGCCAAGCATATATTGATACCACCTTGAGTTGTGGATATAAAATTGATACAGATACAATGGAAAATGACAATGTACATACAACAAATTATGTACAAAGAATCTTTGAAAAACCTGAGGGATTAAAAGGTACAATTGACTATGCAGGATTAATAAGCCTGATATGGAAATCATTTTTAGTATTAGGGGATTGTTTTATTGAGGTAAGTTATACAAAAGAGGGTGTATGGAATGGATTAAGATATGTACCCACAGAGAAGGTATATTATAACTGGGATAATGATTGCTATGGATTAATCAATACCAACATATTATATGAACCTCATCAATTAATTCATATTTATAAACCAAGTGTAAAAGCAAATCATAGTAAATTTGGAACAAGTCTAATTGATAGCTGTGGAAGTTATATTGCAATGCTCAACAATGCAATAAGTTATAATAACAATACTCTCAAAAACAGGGGGATTAATCCAGCCAGCATTCTTAACTTTGATAAAGACATCTCAACCACTGATTTTAATATGCAAATGGAGAGAATCGATGCTCTAAGAAAAGAGACAGAAGAAGGAGGATTGCTTGCACTTAAAGGAGCAAGCTTTATCTCAGGGGCAAATACGAATAAAGACATGGCATATATGGAGCTAATGAAATTTGCAAGAGATAATATACTTACCACATTCGGTGTACCGCCACAAAAAGCAGGAGTAATAGAAACTGCAAATCTTGGAAGTGGCAGTGGTCAAAGTCAAGACAAGGATTGGAAACAAACATTTGAAGGTCAAAGCAAATACATTACAAACGCTTTTAACGAGCACATTAAAAGAGCAGGATTTACTGAACGATTTAACTTTAATCCTATTGATGTTCAAGATAAATTACTAAACGCTCAGATAGATGAGATATACTTAAGAAGTGGAGTATATACAGTTGATGAAGTAAGAAATAAACTTGGACTTGATAAAACAAGAGAAATAACATGGAGTAATTACTATGGAGGATGAACAGCCAAAACTAGAATCGCCTCCTAAAAGGTATATATCAAAGCAAGAGCAAAGAATGTTAGATAATATGCTCAGCATCTTTGATGAACAAGTAAATGCTACACTTGAATGGCTGGATACCCCTGAAGCTCAACAGTTATTCTTTGAAAGACAAAACCGAATAAGTACGGTAATAGAACAAAGCAGTCTAAACAAAAGATGGGAACAAATAATACAAGCAAGAGCTGAGAATGGAGCTGACATAACAAGTGAAATCTATGGATACATAAGACAACTCAACAGCCAATATGGAAACCTTGTACAATACAACCCCACAGAGACAAGAGTATTTAACAACCTATGTGATACACACTATGAACTAATTAAAAGAGTTAGCACCGATGAAATACAACTCATAAGACAAAAACTACTCGATGATTATGCTAATGGTAGAAGTCCAAACGAAACCAGCCTAAGAGAGTTACAACTTCAACCTATTAACAGATGGTCTCCAAGTCAAAGAGCAAAAGTGATAGCAAGAACTGAATCACACAGAGCACTAAGTACAGCATCACTTGAAAGTTATAAAGAGATGGGTGTAACTCATGTGGAACTTGATGTTGCAAGAAGTGGATGTACAATATGTAAGAAAAAAGCAGGTACAATTATACCAATTGATGAAGCGATTAATGACCCTGTTTTGCATCCGAATTGTAGGTGTGCATGGAAGCCTGCAAGAAATCCTGAGACTAATAATTACATTAATACTTAAATGTAGGATACCAATGATACAATAAAAAATAGTTTTAAATTTATTGTTGAGGTAGCACCTGCAAAAAGTAGTAACACCTTTTTATTTAAAATAAATTATTCGAGTAGGAGGTGAGTAACATCACAAACACTAGATTTGAAATAATACAAAAAAGTATAACAATCAAAGACAACAACGAACAAGGGTTATACATTGAAGGAATAGCAAACAGTGGGCTCAAAGATTTATCAAATGACATCATAACAAAAGAAGCAATGGAACAAATAGTAAAACAAGCAACCAATCATAATTTACATATGCAACATTCAACCGAGTTCCAAGATATTATAGGTACAATTGAAAAAGCTGAGCTAACAGATGAAGGAATACTCATAAGGTCAAGGATACTTGATGAATACAAAGATGTAATCCACTCAAGGCTAACTCAAGGAATCAAGTTAGGATTAAGTGTAAGTGGTCTTTGCAAAAGAGATGAAGACAATTACCACAAAATAACCGAATGGGAATTATTAGAAATTAGCTTAACCCCTATACCTTGCGACCAAAACACTATGGGTACAGTACAAATAGCAAAAAGCTTTAAAGAATTAATAAATCCAGTTGATAAGAAAATGGAGGATAATAATATGACAAATAAAGAATTAACCGAAGAGCAAGTAATAGACCTCATCAATGAGGCATTTAATGCAAAACAAGAGGAGTTTCTTGAAACTATCCGTAATGAGTTAAAGGATGAGTTCCAAGCAAGTATTGATGAGATTATTAAAAGAATTGAAACCCTTGAATCACAGATAGGAGATGGCACATCTTCAGGTAATGAAGGTGATGAGGGTAATGATGCCGAACAAGATGAGGATAATGATGGTGAGGATAAATCTCAAGGTGAAGATGGAGACACCTCATCTGAGGGCAAAGAAGGAGACACCATCCAAGCCATGATAAATAAAGCAATAGATGACAAACTTAACACATACCTCAAGGATGCAGGTAATGACACATCATTTAAATACAAAGATGAAAAAGAAACTGATGAGGGAGAGGATGAGGGTAAAGAAGTTAAAACATTTACACCATCTCAACTTGCAAAAATGATTTAAATAAATTTGGAGGAGTAGATAATATGACAAAATTAAACAACATAGAATTAAAAGAATTAGCTGAAAGCATGGGAGCTTTTGAGAATGGGAAAATACCTGGAGCAATGGCAATTGAGACTACAGATGAAATAGCAAAAAGAGCATTCCCAAGAAGTGCATTTTTACAATTCCTTGCAAGCAAAGGTAGAATCTCACCAGCTGATGCATATCAAGTAGTATTTTTCAAAGAAACAAGAAATAACCCAGCTCAATACATCGGTGAAACAGAGGATGTACCTGAGGGCAATGCAAATAGTTATACACCAGTAACAAGAGTAATGAGAACAGTAATCAGCTCATTTGTATTATCAAAAATGGCTCAATTAGGTACTGCCAGCACATTTGACCTTAAACAAAGAGAGATTGAAGAGGGGTACATAGAAATACAAAATAAAATTGATGATGGATTACTTAATGGAGTAACTGTGGATGGTGAAACCTTTGTCAATAGTGTAATTGAAGATGTACCTGAAACAGAAGCAGGGGGAGTCTTAACAGAGGATATTATGGATAACTTCCTTAACACTATTGTTACAAATAATGGAGGTCATCCTGATGCACTTATCACCGATTTCAAAGTGGCTCAACAATTGAAAAAACTTGTTGCACCATACCGTAGAATTAATGATACAGTAGAGATTACAGCAGGATTTAATGTAACAACCTATCAAAGCCCTGATGGAACTCTTATTCCAATTATTGTTGATGAAAATATAGGAAAAGGTGGAACAGCTGAAGCTCCAACTCATCAAATATTTGCAGTGGACTCCTCAGCTATTGAGGTAAAAGAATTGATGAGTGCAAGTATATTTGAAGTTCCAACAAGCAAACTTGCTAATCATTATGCCATAGCATCCTTTATTACCGCATTAAATATTGCTCCTTACCGTTGTGGTGTTCTTACAGGTATAGCTGAACCAGCTGAGGATGAAGGAGGACAGGTAACTCCCTGAGATTACAACAAGAACGGTTAATATAAGTACAATACCAGCTGTTGAAGGAGCATCAATAACTCTTACAGGTAATAATGATACCTTGACAGGTACAACAGATGCAAATGGTGAATGTACACTTGAAAATGTTGAATTTGGCAGTTACGCCTTATCTATCACTGCCGATGGATATGAGGAGTATACACAAAACATTGTAATAAATGATAGTAATAATGAGCCAAGAGAGATTAGTGCATCATTAACATTATCAGGTAATGATACACCAGCTGAGCATTAATGGAATAATACAAAAGAAGGGAGTTAATTAATATGAGTCAAATTGAAGACATAAAAGAATTACTAAAAGCACATGATATAAATGAGGATATAGAAGATGATACAATCCAAACTCTCATAAATGAAGCAGTATCACTCGTAAATATAGAAGGAATAAATGAGGTAAACCATGAAGATTACACAAAAGAATTTAACAGTGATGTATATCTAACCTCATATTTTCCCATAATTACTCAAACTGTGTTATGTGCTGTCGATGGTAAACTTGTAACCCCTGCAAAAATTCTCAAGAATGGTATTATCTATTTTGATAAAACATACTATGGAGAATTAGAGGTAAGTTATACAACAGGTATACCAAGCAGTGAATACGAGGACTCAATTAACTTAATTGTATTATTCATGTTGCAAGAGCAAATGAATAATCCTCAGGGCTTAAGCAGTATAAAAGAGGGAGATGTTACTTTATCATACAATACCAGTAAAAATAGTATCTACTTAAACAATATACGGGATGTTATTGAAGACCTAAGAGGTAAGTATGGTAAAGCTAACATCAAACTCATATAAAAACAACCTTTGAAGGAGGGCATTAGTATGTTATACTTCAAAGACAAAACACTCCAACAATATAAACTCACAGGTGAAAGCATTGGTGCATATGGTGAAACAATAAAAACATACCAATATCACGGTGATATACTTGTTGATTTTCAAAATGAGAATAATGAGGAGACAAGAGAATTATACGGTGTAGAAAAACAAAACCTATACAAAATATATGTGGACTCATCAATTAACATCGATAACAGTGATAAATTTGTCGATGAAAACAATAACATATACATCATCATAGGTGAAGTTGAAATGTACACTAAATTCCATAATTTTCAAAAAGTACACCTGATAAAACAAAGAGGAGAGGAGCTGTGAATTAAAATGATGAGGATTGATGTAAAAGAGAGCAAAGGATTAAAAAAGAAAATAAATGAACAAGAATTTAAGAAGTGTCTTAAAGCAGCTATAACTGAAACAGCACTTGATACACTTAACAAGGTCATATTTAGTCAGAATGCCCTCATATATAACACACCTCAAGGTAAATATAAAAGAACAGGTAATCTTAAAAGAAGTAACAGCATAACCCCTCCAAGATTACAAGGTAACCTCATAACCAGTGAAATCAAAAACAGTACAAGGTATTGGAGCTATGTAAACTTTGGAACAAGTAAACAAACTGCAAAACCATTTGTTCAAACAGCTATAAGATTAGCACAGCCAAGTAAAAGTATAGCTCAAAACTTCCTAAAACTATACAACTAAAAGGAGAAAAAGAGTATATGAATCAATTAGAGCAGTATATGGTGGAATTACTACAAGATAACATAACATATCAAGGTAAAAATATACCCCTTGTAAAAAACTTCAAGGATAAACCCTCTCTCCCAGTCATAACAATAAATGATATGTCAATTAACACACTAAGAGTTGATAGACAAATCATCGAGGAGACAAAAGCAATATATCAAAGAGAGATAACAATGCAACTCAACCTATGGTGTAACAAAGAGCATGAAAGACAACAAATAAGCCATGACATCTTACACCTATTCTATACAGAGCAAAACCAGCCCTTGCCTGAAGGTGAGCAAAGCATGACAACAAGACATGGTATATTACATGGCTCATTGAATATTGAGCCTCCTTTTGCTATGGATGAAGTAGACCAAAGCCCACCACTCTTAAGAGATGTGTTTATGGTGCAATGTATAGCTGAAGAAAAAATAAATGTTGGAGATGAAAAAATACAACATATAAATCATATGGAGGATGTAATATAAAATGACATTAACCAAACTTCCAGGAGTATATTTTACAGAGACAGTGGATAACTTCACTGTAGATGTTGAATATATACCTCTTTTTATAGTACAAACAAGTACAGCTATTGCTGATTTAGATGAGCAATTAGTTTATTTTGATAATTTTGAATCATTCCGATTACTTGCAACCAATAAAGGATTACCCGTTACACTTGAAGTCATGGAGCAAGTATTTAGTACCTCACAGTACACACCATTTTATGTATATAGTGTAAAACAAGATACCTCAACTGCTTTCACAAACTTATTAGTAGATTGTGGAAGTCATAGAGAGATAAAAAAAGTAGTGTATATTGAAGAGACAAAATCAAGCAATAATAATACGATTTTACAAAAAATAGGTGCTATTGCAACAGCACTTGATGAAAATAATTATAATGTTGGAGCATTCCGTAGAGCCTTAATAGTTCCATATGGAACGATTACGGATGCAGTAACAACTGCTGAAAATGTAGCACCAGCCACAACAGTGCATAACTGGTTTACAACTCAAACCTTTGCAAAAAGTGGAAGGATAACCTTAATAGTACCTGATGTAGCATATGCAGGAACACTTATCGGTATTGATTTATCCAAAGAATTTGATGAAGAAATCGGATATGAACCTATAACTGCATCTATCGGAGAATTAACCTATAAATTCAATGACACCCAACTCAAAGACCTTACAAATGCAGGAGTATTATGTATAAGGGAAGAGAGATATGGAGGAGCATTACAATATAGAATAGTTGCAGGAGTAACAACAAACTTTGCACTTAACAAAGCAGATGGACTTATTGTAAGCAGGGATATTGCAGATGAAGTATTAGCTGAAGTAAGAGATTCAGCAGAACAAAGTGTCAAAGAAATTGAAGCAAGCAATGTAACAGCAGTATTACAAAGTGCTGTAAATGGAATAATCAAATCCTATACAAATGATGGATTAATTAAAAGTAACTCATTGTTATCTGTTGCAGCCGATGGAGATACTATCAATATACAAGGGCAAATAGCACCTGTTGGAACTATATTTGTAATTGAGGTTAATACAAGAATAACAAAATAGGAGGTGCAAGGATATGCCAAGAGTAATGTTTAAACAAGCGATAGTAGCAGTAAAAATATGTAATGGTAATTATTATCAAATTCCATGTGAAGAGCCAAGTTGGACTGATAGTCAAAGCAGTGATGAATATGTAGCATCTGAAAAATTAGAGCCTTATGCAGTGGGATTTGGAGCTCATGAGTACAGTGTTGAACTCAAAGGAATCGACCCAAAATATAGGTACGTTTTTGAGTATCAGATGAAGGCTCAGGATGGAATGAAAAAGATTACGTTTAAACGTATGATGGATGTTATCACATATTGTTATGATGATTCTCATAAAACACAGATTGATAAGCATTTCAGTTATTGTTACATTGAGGAAATTAGTAAAACCAGTAATGAGCCTTTTGATGTGAAAATTAAGGCTTTAACAACTATTGAAGATTAATATATTTATTAATAAGTATTTGAAAGGGTATAATTTATCAACTAAGTTGATAGATTATATCATTTACACTTAACCCCCAGTACAATTACTAAAAATTTTTTTTTTCTAAAAATAAAAAACACTTTTTTATGCAAATTCATTACAATATATGGAGGATACTAGATATGGATAATGAAGCTCAACAAAACTTACAAGCAGTACAACAAATGCTCCTAAAAGGAGAATGGATAGAAGAAGCAAGACAAATACCTTTGGATGTACTTACAACAGATGAACAACAATTAATAATCAAATGTATAAATCAAGAAGACTTTAATCAAAATGAAATCAATCAATTAGAGCAAATATTAGGACAATACAGAGGAGCAATAAGAAAATACGAACCTGAAGACACTATACAAAATGTAGAAGATAACATTGTACTCATACAAGATGAAAAAGACTTTTTAAAACTCATTGATGAACAAGAAATAGATAAAGAAATTACAATGTATTACCCCATAGGTGATAAAGAGGCAAAATTAGAACTAATAGTATCACCAGTAAGAGATAGTAGTGTAATAACAGATATTAACAACAATTTAGGAGTTTTCAAAGACCTTACAACTAAAGAAAAAGAGATATATGCCAAATCTCAAGATGACCAAATGCTAACAAGAGAAGAGCAAATAATAGCATCAAGAATAAACAAGAAAATAAAAGAAGAAACCAGCAATAATGATACTGAGGTGGCAAAGCTCTTACTTTCAAAACAAACCCGACTAAAAAATAATCCAAATTGCACAGAAGAGACAATGTACACCATATATGATAATATGGATATAATATACCTTGCTAGTTTATACAACAAAATACAAAATATACTCAATTTAACCGATGTGGATACGGATAAACTATTTCGAGAGACTGATTAAATCATATCCATTTCATGTGTATGTGGAAGTAAGCAAAAACCATAGTATACCTATAGGTGAGGTTATAAGAAAAAAATTTCATCCTGAAATAAAGGCCCTTATCATGTATTATAATTATAAAATAATGAATGAGCAAAAAGAGTATGAAAAAATAAAAAAAGAAAATGAA